GGCGGGACAAAAAAACAAGATGACCGTAGTGCACCTACAAGGTTCACCTGTCGAACAAAAAATTTACAAAATGTTGCAAGGCAAGATTGATAACCACGTTAAATTAGTAGACCTTTACAAAGAGGAGTTTAATGATGCCTAAAGATAGACGAGAATATTATAGAGAATGGCGTAATACAAATAAAGAGCATGTCAAAAATTATATAGAAGATAAGTATAAAGACTATGCAGAGCATAGTGCTAACTATAGAATAAAACATCCTGAAAGGGTTCTATGTTCAATGGCAAAAAGAAGAGCAAAGGAAAAAGGACTTGAGTTTAATATAGATAAAACAGATATAGATATACCGATCCTATGCCCTATATTAGGCATTCCAATAGTTAAAATTTACACTAAAGGAAAGAATACAGGACCTACACCTAACTCTCCATCTTTAGACAGAATAGATAATTCAAAAGGTTACATAAAAGGAAATATACAAGTTATAAGCCATAGGGCTAACACAATGAAACACAATGCTACACCTATAGAGTTAATAAGATTTGCTGAATGGGTTTTACATAGTTATAAAAATAGTTGACATTGTAAATAAGGGTGTTATACTGTTATCCTTAATTATTGAAAGGAGTAAATGTGGAATTAGATGATAATAAGATTGAGAAGCTGATGCAAGCTTCAATTAATATGAGAGATAAAATTGCTGAATTAGAAAAACAGATATCTGATATTAAAGTGCAACGAGATAAAGTAGATATGGCACTTAATGAAGCATGTAGAACACTTAATGTATCTAGTTTAAAAACTAAAGCAGGAACTATATCACGTATATTAAAAACAAAGTATTGGACAAGTGATTGGACTAGTATGTATGACTTTATATTAGAAAATAAATTACCTGAGTTTTTTGAAAAGAAATTAGTTCAATCATCAATAAAAGAATACTTAGAGCAAAATCCTGACAAACATCCGCCAGGTTTACAAGCAACAAGTGAATACACAGTTCGAATAACAAAAAGTAGAGACAACAAGGAGGAAGTATGAGTACAGATTTAGACGTATTTGGTAGCACCGCAGTAGCAACACATACACGTAGGGATGATGGGTTTACTGCCAATATTACAGGTAGTTCAGTAACTTCTAAACGTATATCTATACGTGGTGGTAAGTTTAGATTAATGGTTAATGGTAAAGAAGTAGAGAAATCAAATCAAGACGCGCTTGATGTGGTTATTGTTAATGCGTCACCGCATGTGCATAGAATGTATTTTTCTAAAGCATATGTTCCTGGCGAAAAGATGCCACCTCCAACATGTTGGACATCAGATAGTCAAAAGCCTGATGAAGCTGTGGTAGAAAAACAAGCAGATACATGTTTAGCATGTCCACAAAATATTAAAGGCTCAGGTGCTAACGGCACTAAAGCATGTCGTTTTAGTAGACGTGTTGCTATGGTTCGTGCTGATGATATGAATGGCGATGTGTATCAAATGACTTTACCTGCACAATCAATATTTGGTAATGGTACAAAAGATTGTAAACCATTACATGAATATACAGATTACGTTCGTGCTAATGGTCAGAACTTGATGTCTGTTGTATCACGCGTATCTTTTGATGAAGACTCATCAAGCACAAAGATTGGCTTTAAAGCTATTCGTATTCTTAATGATGAAGAGTATGCTGCATGTTCTGCAAAATCAACTTCAGAAGAAGCTAAACGTGCTATTACTTTATCAGTAAATATTAATAAAGAAGATGATGGAGAAGAGTTTGAACAAAAGAAACAACAACCTATCAATCGTCCTCAAGTAGCCGCACCAAAAGTTGAAGATGATATTCCTGAACCTACAGTTCGTGCAGCGGAGAAACCTACTCCTCCACCAGCACCACAACCTGCAGCACCAAAAGTTGATCAAGGTGATGTTAGTTTAGATGATTTAGTATCAGATTGGGCATAATTATGCGTGGCTATTCCCAAGTAATTATCGAGGCTAATGCTAGAGCTAAGGAGACCACAGGAACATTGTTAGGTAAACTTTGCATAGCACTAAAGTATCCCGCTAGTCAAGTATCGAAAGAACTTAACGTTTCACGACAAACGGTGTATGATTGGTTTTCGGGTAAAACAAGACCATCAAAAAGAGTAGAACAAAAGTTGATTGCTTTGATGGCAAAAATGAACCTTAAGTAATACCTTAGGGGCGGTATAAAGCCCCTACCCAATTTTAGTAACACAACTTATTTTGAGAGAATAATGCAAACAAAAGAATTTTTACAATCTGTATGGCCCGATGATGGATACTATTGTATCTGTGGCAAAGATCAAAAAAATATAGTAACCCCTAAATTTGTAAAAACTATCGATGATGCAATTTCAATATCTAACAAATTTCTAGAAGATAAGCAAGATGTTTATTTTGCTTGCTCAACATGGATTGAACCTACAGAGCGTAAAGGTATTAATGCTAAAGAACAACGTATTTTTTGGTTAGATATTGATTGTGGTTTTGATAGTAAAAAACGTAAATGGAAAGACTATGAAACTAAAGACGATGCATTAATAGCACTACGAGAGTTTACAGACAAGACAGGATTACCTGCTCCAACAATAGTAGATTCGGGTAATGGCATTCATTGTTATTGGCTTTTAACAGAACCTATAGATAAAGCCGTATGGAAACCTGTAGCAGAAGGTTTAAAGTTCTTATGTGTTAAACATGGATTAAAAGCTGATGGTGCTTGCACTGCAGACATGTCACGTATATTAAGAGTTCCAGGCACACAGAACTTTAAGGATGTGGTTAACCCTGTAGAAGTTGCTGTTCTTAATGAAGGCATACCCACGCCTTTTGATGAATTAGCTAGATTAATACCTATTCATCTTACAGATAAACCTCGTGCTAAACGTCCATTAGATGAAGCTACAAAAGCTATACTAGGTAACAACTCTTCTAAATTTAAAAAGATATTAGAACGTTGTAGTAAAGACGATGGCTGTGCACAAATTACTCATATTGTAACTAAACAAGCTACTATTGAAGAACCCTTATGGCGTTCAGGATTATCTATTGCTGCCTTTTGTGAAGATGCTGAAGCAGCTATTCATAACATATCTAAGAGACACCCTGATTATGAGTATGCTAAAACAGAAGCTAAAGCTAATGCTATTCCAGGTCCTCACACTTGCAAACAATTTGAAAGCTTACGTCCCTCAGGTTGTGAAGGATGTAAACACAAAGGTAAGATAACTTCTCCTATAGAATTAGGTCGTGTTATTTTACGTGCTAAAGGAGCAGACAATGTCATTCAAGCAAAGTCGGAAGCCCTAAACGAAACATTTACATATCATGTACCTGACTATCCCTTTCCTTACTTTAGAGGTAAGAATGGTGGGGTATATAAAACTACACAAGACGAACAAGAAGAAGCAGTATTGATTTATGATTATGACTTTTATCTTGTTGAAATATTAAATGATAAAGATGCCGCAGGTTTTTGTGCATGGTTTAAAATACATCTTCCACAAGATGGTGTTCAAGAATTCATAGCTCCACTTACTCAACTATTATCACGAGATGAAGCTCGTAAGATTTTAGCTGCCAAAGGTATTGTTAGAAATGGTAAGCAGTTAGATGAAGTTATATTTTACATTATGGCAGTTATTTCAAACCAACAAAAACAAAAACCATCTACTATGATGTATAAGCAATATGGTTGGACACCTGATCACAAAAAGATACTTATAGGTAATAGAGAAATCAGTGCCTTTGGTATTAAGTTTGTACCTGTATCTGATGATATTAAAGACGTTAATCCTGCCCTAGTTAAAAAAGGTAGTTATGATTTATGGAAAAAAGCTATATCTGTTTATGAAAGACCAGGTATGGAGTTACGTGCGTTTGGATTTTTCTGTGCATTTGGTTCATTACTTATGCCTTTCTTTAAATCAAAAGAAAAATCAGCGGTAATTAATTTATATAATCCTGAGTCAGGACAAGGCAAGTCAACTATATTACAAGCTATGACTAGCGTATATGGTAATCCTGAAATGAACGCCAATCTAATTCAAGTATGGGGTGATACAGGTAATGCCGTTATTAATCGTATGGGTTATATGAATAACTTACCTTCAGCCGTAGATGAATTTACAAAAGTAAATGCGGATCAGTTACATGAATTTTTAAAATTTATGGCTACAGGTCGCGGTAAAAATCGTATGGACAGCAGTGGTAAAAATAAGGAGCGACATAATGACACTGTCTTTAATCTTATTAGCGTTGTTTCTTCTAACACAGATTTTAGGACAGTAGTTTTTGCAGAGAATGCTAAAGCTTCAGGAGAAATGGCTCGCTTCCTACAAATCCGTATTGATGAAGATAAAACACTTACTAAAGAACAAGCAGATGACTATTTTGAGTTATTGTTTGATAACTTTGGACATGCAGGTGAAATCTATGCACAATGGCTTATTGCTAATTTAGAACTTGTTCGAGTTAAACTAAAAGAAACACAACTTATTATAGATAAGGCTTGGAATATTACAGGTAGAGAACGTAAGTATTCAGCCACTTTAGCGGCAGTATTTTTAGGGGCTAAGATTGCTCGTGAGTTAGGCATACATAATATTGATCCTGTGCCTGTTCAAGAAGCAGTTAGAAAAGCATTGGAAGACTCTAGAGTACAAATTAAAGAACGTGACTTTGATGCTATGGAAACATTAACATCTTTCTTACATGAAAATTTAAAGAACACATTAGTTATTAATAGTAAAGTTGATGCTAGGTCTAATTTACAAGAAGCTCCTTTATTGAAACCAACCAATGAGTTACGTGTCAGAATTGAACCAGATACTAGCACTATTTATATAGGTCTTGATACAATGCGCGTATATTTAAAAGCACTAGGCAAAATTGAGCTAGATGATTTTATTAAAAAGTTAAAAGACTCTAATGTATTACATAGACGTTCAGGAGATTTAAAAGTGTTACACAAAGGATTAGATATTAGCGGTTCAGGCAAACGTTGTTTATGGATTGATAACTCAACATTTGATGAAATCAAATTAGATAACTTACCATTGGATGTACCTAGAAGTGTACACTAACGGACTAGATTATCAAATAAAGTGGCCTGAGTTTAAACCAGGCACAAGTATTTTTATACCTGTTGTAGATACAAAGTCTGCTATAGCGGCTATCAAAAGAGAAAGTGAACGATTAGAATTTGAGTTTGTTCACAAGGTAGTGGTTGAAGATGGTATTATGGGTATTCGTGTTTGGCGTTTATAAACTAGTTACCGTATTTTTCTTCAAGTTGTTGCAGTGCTTTTGGACTAAAGTGCACACCATAAACACTTTCATCTAGGGCTTTATCCCTTGCTTTCATTGATCTTGAAACACTGCTAGGTCTTAATACATAAGGTGGTAGTGGATTAAGTTCATTATATCGATTAATCTTTTCTTGAATTCTACTCATTTGGTCTACATCGCCATTAGTTCTAGCTAAATATAAAGCATCTAATAAACCATCACGTCTATCCATAAGCTTCTTATCAGCTTGTTTCATAGAACCTGCTTTAGCGTAAGCTTCGGATACATTTTGTGGAGTAAATCCAAAGATTTGCATAAACTGATTATAGCCACTTACGTCATCTACTAATGATGCGCCATTAGGGTTCTTAGCACCTTCTGTAGCGTAACGCATAGCTTTTAATGGGTTCTTAAGGAACGAAGGTAACATCTTTTCTAATCCACGTTCATACTGACCATTAGCCATCATAGCTGGACCATCTTGTAATACCATTTTACCTGTGCTAAATGTTGGGCCCAAGAAGTGTTCTATAAAGTACGATGTATATCCTACTTCAGCTAATCGTTTAGGATCATCTCTCCATACCATACCGTTAAAGCCTGTTCGTGATGCTATGTCTATACCAAACAGTAAGTTTGCAGGGCCTTTATAGCCTAACATACCAAATGATTCTCTAACTTCTTGATCAAGATCATAAGGCTCATCATCATCTGCAAGTAACATATTAGCTAATACTTGAACGGCGCCATATAAAGGAACACCTTGTAATCCTGCTAAAGCAAAGTTCATACCGTAGATACCTATGAGTTGACGTCTTGCCACTTTCTTTTCCATAGGTGACATGCCGTTTTTCATACCATTAAATAATGTATATATGTTAAATATTTGAGCCATAGCAAAGCGTTTAAATATTAACGCTACTTTAGGAAAGCCTGCTTGTAAGTATCTAGCCCCTGCTTCAGGTACCGCTTCAGTATGTATCTTGGAAGTAAATCTAAGGGCATGATCAATAGCTTCATTTTCATTCATACCATTATTTCTAGCTAGTTTATATGCTGCAACTAAAGTAACTTCTCGGTTAAATCGTTCTGTACCTTCAAAGATTAAACCTAAAGATGTTTGCATCTTATGACTAAAATCACTGTATTGATCTGAAGGTGCTTTACGAATATCAGCTAAGTCACGACCAACACTATATTGAATAGCGCCCATCTCAATAGCTCTTTCGTGTAAACGTTTTAAATCAGGTGATAGGTTAGGGTTCTCACCAAAAGTTCTAATAGATAAAAACTCTCTTGATTTATCTTTGCCGCCTTTGAAGAATAAACTACGAGCTTCATTTAAAGCAGCGTAAGCCTTGCCGTATTCATACTTACCTGTTATAGGATTAATAGCCAGTTG